TCATTACTCTTGGTATATTTAAATAAATCTGCTAACCATCCTTTATCTTTTATTTTACCTAATGCATATGCATCTAAATCATAATCACCTGGATTTTGTGTAAAGAAATTAAGAGCAATATACGTAGGTTTATTTTTTAAAAACCCAGATTCAATGACATTTAAAATAGAATATTGATCTTCGTTGCTTTGCCATCTATAATCAAAAATTATATGATATAATGTTTCAATAATCATATTACCTATTCTATCTTCATGTGTATGATTTCCTTCAAATTTTGTTGTTGGTTGATGTTTACGGCCTTTAGAAGTTAAACCTTGTATATAAATATTTTTTAGATCTATAAAATAAAATAATCTTTTAAAGTACTTACTTTTACCACCACCATCACCAAGGTCTGTTGCATTATCAAGTAAACCATCTTGAAATAATCTTTCAATATAAAAATTCGTACTATTGTATATTTTTTCTAAATCTGTCATATATATAAATATACATAAATTAAATTAAAAGAATTTTTAAAATTAATAACTTGAAGAAATCAATAAAATTATCAATATATGGTTTATATCATAATAGTTTTCCCAAAGATTATTGAATAAATTTTTATTTTCATTCTTCTTTAAATATTTAACTAAGTTGTCAGTAAATACATTAAATCTTCCAACATAACATACTACAGATTCAAAATGTTTTTTCCATGTGGCATGTACTTTTGCAAAGTTTGATGTTGTACCATGAATATCATTAATTATAAATTCAGATTGAACAGTGCTGGAGTCTATATCGCTACATTCTAATAGAAGTTTAAGGTAATCATATCCAATATATTTAATATAATGTAAATTATTCTCAATTTCAAAAGAATAAAATTCAATAACTTTAGATCGGTTTAACCAATTCTCCAAATAATTTATATCATTTCTTAGTATGTTCTGTCCCAAACTAATATCTTCAAGATAATACACACCCAAGTTATCTTGATAATAAGATTTTAAATTTTTCAAATCTTTATTGTAATCATTATTAAATATTAATTTACAATCTTTAGATTTATAATAATCATTATCTCTAATAGAATAATTTTCTATTTTATTAGAAATATGCTTTACAAATTCAATACATTTATACTTTTTATTTTTTTTAAGATTATTTAGAATCAACTTTGTTGATTCTAAATAATTATCATACATATCATCATCTCTTATATATTTCAAGTTATAGTAAGGATCTATACCATGTGTTGGTTGTTTTCTCATTAATATTGTATGAACATCAATATCTGAAATAGTTCTCAATAACATAAAATTTTTTAATAAATTTATATCAGTTTTAAACATTACATTCTCATCAATGTCTTTTTTTAAAATTTCTGTAGGATTTATCTCAAGAAGTTTAAATTCATTTATATTATTTGAAATTTGATATATTTTGAATAGAGATTTTGGGTTAACCTTTTTCAAAGTCTTCAAATAATTATTCAAAGAAACATCTTTATTTGAATTATTATTATCATAAACAATTGTTAAAATCATTTGAATATATTTATTAAAAATATCATTATCTGATAGGTCATTAAATATATCAGTATTTACATGTATTGTATCATGTAATGTATTAATATCTTGCGTATCAATATGATCAATTCGAAGATCAAAGCAACTAAAGGGTTCGTATTTTTTATCTAATGTTATAGGCATTTCTAGTCATAATTTTGGTATTAAAATAAGATATTTCAATTTTTATTTAGAATAATGATCAAGTATCGTCTAATCGTAATAATCAATTAGAAAATCAAGAATATCATAATTTTCACTATCAGTATCAATAAATTTATCATCTATAATAGTATTTTTATGTCTAAATAATAAAATAATAAATTTAAAGTATATATCAGTTTTATAATTTATGCAACTTTTTTCGATAATATTAATAAATAAGTTATACGTAAATTTATCATTAGTTAAATTCTGATTGTTAATCAATAGATATCCTATTTTACAAGTTAAATCTTTTTTAACTATTAAATTGTTAGTAATTTTAAAAAATTGGAAAAGTTCTTCTAAATAAATATATACACTATTATCATTAATATTACAATTAACATAAGATTTTACAGATAAATTTAAAAGATTAATAAAAGAATCATAATTAATTTCTACTTTTGAATCAACACACTTATTCAAACTATGATTGTTAAAGATATTGTTATATAAAACAATTCTGTTACTCTTTTTAGAAACATTTTCAAAGATGAATTCTTTATTATCAAGAGTAATTATCATTAAATTAATAAAGATATAATTTTATAAAATTAAAAATTATTTAATAATATAATAGATAGTAATATGTTGTTTATCAGATAATCCAAGACGAGCTGGATAAAGAAATTTTATATTTTTATTAGAAATATAGCTACATAATGCTAAATGAAGTTCAAGTTGAACATAATCTTCTAAAATAAATCTTGAATTTGTTAATTGTGTTTTAATAAACATTTGATCTACCATATCTTCAGTTGGAGTTAAATTTAAACCATATTCTAATAGATATCTACTTATTCGTATAGATTCTTGATTAATAGATGGGATTAACCATGACCATAACCATATTTTAGTTTGATCGTCAAAAATACCTAATATTTCATAATCAAATTCTTTTTCTTTAAAAATTATTTTATTTTTGTCTCTATTTATTATTGGAGGATTACTATTATTTATAATTGATTTAAATTTTTCGTTAGAGATATCATAATTTAATAATGATTTATTAATTATATTTTTTATATCCATTAATTTTATTTAGAAAATTAATTTTCTAAATAAAATTAATATATGAGTTTAATAAATGAATTCTCCAACTTTTTAAAAAATAACAATCTTGGAACTACAATAGTTGCAACAATTATTTCATCATACATTACTGAATTAGGAATATCATTTTCTGATAATATAATTTTACCAATTATTGATCAAGACTTGGATGGTGACGGTAAACCAGATATTGGAAAACTGAAAAATTTAGTAATAAATGTAGGTAAATGTAAATTGAAATTAGGTGAGTTTTTTATTACATTTACAAAAGTTTTATTAATGTTTATAATAATATTCATTATTCAAAAAGAAGTTAATTTTGTGAATAAAACAATATTAAAAATATAATATATAGAAAATTATTTAAAATTAAAATATTTTTTTTAAATATACTTAAAAAAAGTTTATAACTAATATTAGATGTCAAGTAGTAAATTGACTACAAAAAAAATAAATTATTGTACCAATTGTGGGAAATATGGACATTTTCTTAAAAAATGTACTGAACCAGTTACTTCTCTTGGTATAATTTGTGTTAAGATTGATGGATTGTCATTAAACATTGAATCATTTGGGAAATTTTTAAATGAAAAATATATAGAAATTGATAATTATAATTTTTCAAAAATTGATAATATAGATAAACTAGATAGTTTGAAAAAAAATATAAAATTTTTAATGATTCAAAGAAAACATAGTTTAGCTTATATTGAATTTATCAGAGGAAAATATGATATAAATGAAACAACAAATAATAAACAGAAGGATATGAAAATAAAAAATATAATATCTACTAAAAATGATTTAATAAGATTATTTAGAAATATGTCACCCGATGAAATAAAAGAAATATCAAAATTAAACTTTGATAATTTATGGAATAATTTATGGAAGAAAACATCAAAAAATAAAATATTTCAGAAAGAATATGAAAATTCAAAAACAAATTTTAATAAATTAATTGAACTAGGAATTATAATAGAATTAATAGATGTAAATCCAACTTATGATACACCAGAATGGGGATTTCCAAAAGGAAGACGAAATTTATTTGAGAAAAATCTTGAATGTGCATTAAGAGAATTTAATGAAGAAACATCAATAGAAAATGATGATATTTATTTAATAAATAAAATTAATTGTATTAAAGAAGAGTATATTGGATCAAATTTAGTAAATTATAGACATATTTATTATTTAGCATTAAGTAATAATGAAAATATAGAATATTCGAAAATAGAAAATTCTGAACACAATTATGAAGTTGGAGACATTGGATGGTATTGTTGGGAAGATGCTGTAGAAATGATAAGAGGAAACTATACAGAAAAAATAAAAGTGTTAAATCAAATATACTTTCTATTTTTAAATCTATATATTGATTACACAAAAAATGATAAAAATGAAAAGGTTAGAAATTCAAAAGATAAATCATTTATGACTATATAATTATATTGATAATAAATTTACAAGTAAATCATTGATAACTGTGTAATTTTATTAAGAATATAAAAAAGATACTAATTCAAAATTAAAAAAATTGATTAGGTTTCCATTTAAAAATAAGTATACAATTATCTTAAATGGAAATAAATTATGACACTATTATGAAATATCTAACACCAGATAATGAACAAGATATAGGTGAAAACACTCTAAACTTACCTGTAAATAGATTATGTAAAAAAAATATTATTAGCGATTTGAATTTCTTAAATGTAGATTTAACAAGCGTGTTAAAGTCAACAGGAAATTTTTATAGATTAGGAGTTACAACTAATATTGAAGAAAAAAATAAACTAATTAATGTATCATTTTTTACATCTGTTCTCACTATTTTAGACAATAAATTTTTAACATTGGATGACACTGAATCGAACACTTATGTAAAAAAATTTATTGAACAAATAAAAGAGAGTATATCAAAAACATCATTTAAATTTGAATTAAAATTCAAATTTCCTAAAAATGTATTAATGGATAGAGTCATGGGACATGATTTTAATGATGGATTAATATATCAGACATTAGTTCAAATACTAGATATAAATATATTAATTTTTGAATTAGATGATGAAAAAATGAAAATTCATTCTTCATTTTCTGGTAATTCATTAAACCCCTGGAAACCAATTATAATGTTACATAAAAATAAGAATTATTTTGAACCAATTATAAATGAAAATCAAAAACAGTTTTCTATTAATGATAATTTCATGAAAATATTATTAGAAAAATTTTATAAAGATGTACTATATTTTAATGGTAAATATTTAGATAAAGATTTTTCAATAATTGATGACAGTTCAGAAATAGTAAAAGATATTATTAATCAATATAGTAAAGAAGAAGATAGAATAGAAGAATCTTTTGATAAAAATAATGAAGAAGATATACTACAAGATATAAAAGTCACTAATTGTTTAGAATCGACTGGATTAATTAAAAAGAGTTCAGAAATGTCAGAAGAAGAAAGTGAAACGGACGATGAACAAATAGATAATAATGTTATAAAACTTTATAATAAAACAGCATTAAGAAGTATGAAGAAAGATGAAATTATGTCTTTAATTTCAAAAAATAAAAGTATATTTGTTCATTTCTCAAAACCTCAAAAATTAACAAAAAACGAACTAATAGAAAAATTTATATTCTTTCAAAATATCAATAATAATCAGAACAGTGTAAAAATTACATCTTTACATTAGATTTTCAATTATACTAAAATTATTGAGCTTTCCTCAAAAGAATATATAAGAATTTTTAAAATTTTTCTAAAATAACTATATTATGGGACCAGACACATGGGGGCCACATGGATGGAAATTTATACATTTTATAACTATGGCATATCCGGATCACCCATCCAGATATGACAAACAAAATTATAAAAACTTTTTTTTAAATTTATCACATGTAATTCCTTGTAGTTTATGTGCAGATAATTACAAGGATCATTTAAGACAGTATCCTTTGACAGAAGAAGTATTATCAAACCAAGAAAATTTGATGAAATGGGGAATAAAAATGCATAACTTAGTAAATGAAGAAAATCAAAAAAAAATATTTTCTAATGAAGAAGCATATAAATTAATTTCTAAAGAAGATGTTGCAGATAGATCAAATTGCAAAAGAATTATTGAAGAAAATAAAGTTTATAATTATTCTGAAAATAAACTTAATATAAGTAGCTTCATTTTTTGTTTATTTATTTTCGTTGGTATAATTATTTTTATACAATATTATAGTTTGAATAATTTTAATGATTTGAATAAATTATATTCATTTGTATAGAAAATACCAAATATGTTTAAAAACATAGTAAATATAGAAAGTATATGTCAGAACCTGTGATAAATTTCGATGTTAATGAAATTAAAGAAAAAGTACAATTAATTACTGAGAAAGTAAATGAATTAAGATCTAATAATGTATCGAATATTGAGATTGAATCTTATTTTTTTAACAATGAAGAAGCCTTGTATCAAAAATATCCATTTCTTATTAAAAAAATTATTAAAAATGATAATCTAGATTTTCTAGATAAAATGGTTTCTAATTTACAAATGGTAGAAACTGGTGATCAAACCTTTGCTTCTACAGAACTTAAACTAGGTGAAGAATTGGCAAAAGAATACTTACCTAAAAAAATTTAAGCCTAAAAAAAATTAAATTTTTACTCTATTAACTTTGAAATATTAATAGAATAATTATTATCATTGCATTTTTCTAACCAATCATCCGCTTTTACATGATTTTTTTTCTTTATGTTGATATAGATGTTAGAATTATTTTTAGAAAAAAACCATTTATTGTAGTAAGAAATATTAATGTTAGATGGTAATATAATGTTATCTACTAACTCAAAATTATCATTAAATAATTTTTTAACTTCTTCTTTATCAACTCCTTTGTAAAACCAACCAATATGTCTACGTAAATTTGGAAATGTACCTGTTGTTGTTAAACTCTTTATAATTCCAAAAAGAAAACAATCGGAGCAAATATAATGTATCTTAATCCCATAATCATATCCAGCATCAGACATATAATCTTCAAACTCACTTGATGTATATCTATCAGGTAGTGATGAAGGTCTTTTAGTTTCATGACTTATTTTATGAATTTGTATATTATTATTTTTTTTAATAATGTTTATATCTTCACCAACTTGAAAAGTAGATATTAATCTAGAAAGAATAGATAATGATTTATGAGTTGTACTTTTATAACTTGATTCTTCATCATCATCATCATCAACAGCTTCACAAATATCAGACTGTCTTTTATCTATAAAACTTTTTCTATTTTTGTAAATGTCATTCATTAAAAATGAATGACATTCACTATTTGTATTTATTTTACAACAATCACATATTGAAATAATAGGTACAACAGTATTAATTTCTACTTCGTCATCACTTTCTTCTTCATTAATATTTTCATTATAAAAACAATATTCACAATAAAATTGCGTATTCTCATTATATCTATCTAAATTTTTATTAAATTCTAAATAATCAAAATCTCCACATAATGAACATTGTCCATTAAAAACAGATTCATTACACCAACAATCTCCACATTTTAAATCATACGGTTTAGAAACAGGAATTAATAATTGACCATTATTATTACACTCTCTACATTTTGTGAAGTAACAATCTCTACATATTGGGTTATCATTAACATATCTAACACAATATGGTGTAACAAATAAAGTTTTTATATTTTTACAAAAACTACATTCGCTTTTTTCTTCTAAAATGCTGTCATAACAACTGTCCATTTCATATATGTCTGTACATCTTTTGCAATCTTTATTTACTAATTCATTTTCACTTATATTTGAATTACAATCTATACATAAATTTTTTTCTTCGTTATCTTTTATCATTTTTGATTGTTAAATTAAGTATAACCTATATGTTATATTTTTCAATTTTTTATTTATCTTTTAAGAAGTATATATGTTTTTCTTTATTGTTATAATCAATTAAATTTTTAATATATTTTAAATTTTCAGATGAATTAATTTTTTCTTTAAAAAATGTATTATACCACCATTTAGTAGCATCAATTGACTTACTTTTATATTGATGATATTCATCTCCATAATAATTATTACCATCAATGTATATCATAATTTTATTAATCATAATTTGTTGATCATTTGCTAACATGATATTTATAAACTTAAAATCTTCAACATATTCATCTGATAAAACTAAGTCAGGATAAATATCTTGTAGATATTCATCTGTTGACAACAATGATAGAATTTCTTCAAGAT